CCCGACGTACGAGCTCAAGAGACACACGATCCGAGGCATCCTTGAGGTCGATCGTAGCCCACTCCCTGGTATCACTACCAGTCAGAGCGAGGCTGCGATTAACTTCTTGGTTCCTAAAGTTTATGTATCCTTTGGTAATCCAACAGGACTCCAAATGATCCATAAACTTCCGTCCTAATCCCTGTTGAATCCACTGGTATTCCAATGGTTCACAGGAAATAAGACGCGGTCCACGACTATCCTTAGGGACAAGCACCACCTTGGCCTGACCGCTTATTATTCGGTCGAGACCTAGGTACCAGTCTCTTCGGTCTGCGAGCTCCCTCGCGCCCCCTACTACGAAGTATTCGTAATAGGGGAACACCTGGTGAATGTCATCGTAGAGGCGGGAAAATACCCACTTATCTTCGTGACGCTCACCGGTTGCCACAGCTCCTGGACCGTGCCTAGGGTATATATCCCGGGGATCAAATCCACGGAATATTACCGCCGTGCGTAACGCCGCCTCCTCCAAAACTCTAAGAGTTTTCGGATTAGGCGTCTCCAACGCGGCGGCCTCGAGCTCACGCTCTGTCTCGATGAATCCGTCGATAACCGACTGATTCTGAGATTGAGTGTGCGGAAGCTCAAGTCGATAGGCACAAAAGAGAACCTGACGAAGATATTGAATATCTTCGGGAGGAGCTCCTTCCAGGAGAACACCACATGAGTCAAAACAGCGACTAAAATTTGCCTGAAGAAATTCGGGCCTATTTTGGTTTCCAAGGCTTTTAAACTCCTTGGGAACTTCGAGTCGCCGACTCACCAACGCCATATCTAAGGCTTTTCCCAGCTTTGGGAGAGTCTTAGTGACGAAGGAGATGCCTTCAGAATGAATTCGCTTTCGAAGGAAGGCGATATCACGCTGAAGATGCTTCAACTGATGAGGTGTATGTCGACCAGGACCGATCATGGCCTTCTCGACAAGAGTGGCAATAAAGCCACCTGGCTCTTCCGGTCGACCCATAAAGGTAAGACCTCCAGGGCCAACACACACATCGGCGCGACTTCTCTTATTCCCCAATGAGGGCTTCTAGTGAAGGGGGCATAAACGCCCCCCGCACGCCTGAGTCTTAAGACTCATTCAAGAGAAGCTTGGCGAGATTCGTGGTGGTGAGGGTTGTAAGGCCCCCAGCCATCAGAAAATCGAGCAGATTCGCAACGAGGTCATAGACCATCGCTGACGTGATCAAACTCGATCTCGGGACAGAAATCGTGAAATTCACGACTGCTGTGGCTGACGAAGTGCTATCCGCTTCCGTCTTGGCGATCTGCACCAAATGCCGATCGACCGCGTCGGAGCCTTTCCCCGTGACGCTGTGCTTAATGCGCAGCACACTGGGCTCGGCGAGAGTGGAAGCCTGGTCCATACGTTCGGACCCGGTACCGTCCTGCTTATTGAGGACGTATGTAACGTCGTCTCCCGATGCATCGTCAAGGATAAGAGTCGCGTCGAACATGTGTGTAGGGCTCCCTTTACGAGAAGTGGTTAGTGTTTTCCGAGTCGCTGATAAATCAGCGACCCGAGAAGCACCTGCCGCTTTGGAGATAGGGTGTCAAGGTGTAACCTTGCCACAGGTAGACCTACAATCCGTTTGTATGCCCTGCGATGGAGTATGTGCGTCAACAGCCAGTTATTACCGAACTGTCGACGAGGCCATATCCATCCTTCGATCACCGAGCTGCTCGAAAATGACGATGTCACATTCGAGACTTCCCAGACCCCTTCGAAGGGCTGGACAGTGAATCGATCAAGCATACCTTGCACGTTGGCAAACCAATCCACTACGAAGGAATATGGGATTGCTTCCCATACTACCTTCAAGGGGTCGTTAAAGCCAAACTGTGCAGCGGCAGCTTGCCACTCGCTAAAAGCACCATCAAGGCCTTCAAGTCTCTGGTACAATGTACCAGTAGCCCGGAAGTCCACCTTGTGAGCTTTTAGCATCCATACGAGCGTCTGATTGATGTCATTCGTCGGAGGATCAGCACGTTGGCCCAATGCTGGGTCATCGTAAAAGTCCCCTCGGAAGAAATGGATCTTCGTTGGCTTGCCATAGCTATGGCGAAGGAACGCGATCCGTTTTCCGATAGCGGCGAATGACTTTCTCAGCTTCTTGAGGTCTGACAAAAACGGCAAAATACCGAAATTGTAGCCCAAGAACGCTCCATTGGCGCTCTTTGCGAAATTACCACGCATCTTGGGTATTAATCCCTTGATGTCGCGTAATTCCCAAAGAAAGTTAGGTAAACTAACT